AAGATCATTTGCCAGCGTGTTATATGCCACGCCGATACCGCTGGCGACGCCGCGCAGGACGGTCTTGACGAAATCTTTATACATTGCGTGCGGATAATCGGGATTAAATGGCTCAAAACCATACCCCTCCGGCAATACAGGGAAAGCGCCCGGCTCCGCGTCGGTAATAAGGTCGCCGGCGCCGTTTTCGCCTTCGGTATCATCGGCCAGCGCCGTGCCATCACCGTCCGGGGTGGTGAAAAAGCCCATTTTAGAGGCACCGACTCGAGCAGCAATAACGGCCGCCTCCTCGTATCCGCCAAGGTTCTGCAGGCGCATCATGGCAGAAACCAGCCAAGGAATGCCGCGGGTTTGCTCTGGGCGGTCGCTGATAAAATGGTGGTAAACATCTTCCGCGGGAATCACTTCATAAAATGTGCCGGCGTAAGTGTAATAAGGATTGTCGCCGGGGTGCGAAATCCGCAGGTGATAGGCAACCGGGCGGCCATAGGGCGTAACTTCCACGCCCATTTTAATGATATTGCCATTTGCAAGGCGGCGGTCGTTCTTTTCAACGTCCAGACGGTCGATATCCAAAATTTGAAGCTGGAATCCGTATTTGCCAGCCTGCGTGCCGTAAACTTTTCTAATTAAGACCTCGCCTTCGCGCGCGGCCCCTTTGATATAAAGGTTACAAATATCAAAAAATGAATGTTTGCCGGTAACGTCGCAGTTTCCGCGCTTTGCCCAGTCCCAAAAAGCAGACTTAATAGCGTCGCTGGCAAGCTTGTCTACTTTAACCTCGCCGCCGGCGCCGATTTCTTTAACCCGGACAGCAAGATCAAAGCCGGTCGGGCCGACCACGTTGGTCGCGCACATCTGCAGGAATTTGCGGCCATAGTCGTTATTTGTGCAAAGGTCCCGGCTGCGGGCCTGCAAAATGGTCAGGGATTTTTGAATATCCCAGTCAATAGATTGAGATTTTACGAGCCAAGAATTTGTCAGGCGCCCGATTTGTGCACCAGAAAACCCGCGTAGGCGGGCTGGGGCTGGCGCTTGGGCGGGCTTGGTTTCTTTATTTCTGTTATTAAAGGGCCAGATCATTAAAACCTCACCTTAAGTTTATTCTTTTTGCCTTTACCTGTTTTTGCATTCTCGGCGTTAACTTCCGCCAAGTAAAGCGCGCTGTAACGGTCGCGCAATTTCAGCAGGTCAGCCATGGGGGTGCGCTTAAGCTGGCGGCCCATAATGGCATACGATTCCTGATCGACCGAGGCGCGGCCCTCAATAACTGCCTCGATTGCATCAAGGACCTTTTTGGCATGGCTGCGGGAGTCATAGTTCGCCATAGCAGAAAAGTTCGGGGCGATTTCCATTGTTCCGGAATCGACAACAACGCGCTTGCTATCCCCTGAATTTGTGGCATAAGCCTGCCACGAATAGACGCCGGCGGTATAAGCTGCCGTTACGGCGGCCGAAAGGCTGACAAGATAGCCCTCGCCCGACGTGCCGGCGTTAATAGTGATTTTTCCAGTTGAGTTAATCAGGGCATAAGAAAGCGCCCAGCCATCTGCAGGCAAATAATCTGTAAGGTCTTGCCTCTGCCATTCGACCGTATCCCCAGCGGTAATTAAAGAGGGTTCGTTGCTGGGGATTTCTGCGGTCATTTTTGCCAACCTTTCACAAAGCTATTGCGCCTGCGGGCGGCCGGCGGCCGTTTGGGCGGTGGGGGTTCCTGCGGCGGCAGTTGCCCGTCCCCCGCGGGTGGTTCTGGTATCAGATTAGCCAATAACTGCCGAGCTTGCAACCAGACAGTGTTTCGGTTCGTCCGCGTGTAATAGTATTGCAGGGCGGCATAGGCATAAACTTCACAGTCAAGCGCTTCATTTCGCGCGCTATCTTTTTTCACCCAGTACCGGCGGGCGTGGCCGTTGACGTATTTGACCACCTGCTTTTCAGCGGTCAGTTGTTTGTAATAATCGTCAGGCAGGCCGACAGGGAAATGGCAGACGCCGGCGCCGGTCGCGGCATCCTTTTTTAATCTGCCGTAAACCGTCGCCTTGATCGTGTCGACGCCGACAAGGAAAAGGGAAACCCCCTTTTCTATTGTCTGGTTTTTGTAATTGATATCCTGCAGCGAGGGCTTGCCAAGCGCCGGCCGCCCGGGCGTTGAGGCGCCTTTAATGGCAATAAATCTGCGCTTTTTCCGGGCGCGGCAGAAAATATATGCCTCATGCGTGAAATGGCCGCCAGTATCTACCGCCACCGCCTGCACGCGCAGCTTTGCCCCCGTATCATGGATAAATTCTTGCTTAAGCATCCGGTCGGCCTGCTCCCATGGGCCTTTAACCGAAAGGTCAGCGGGGTCGCCATAAATTTCTGCATAATCGACCAGCCACGACTCCTCGCCTTCCCCCCATGCCTTAATTTTTACGCAAAGGCGGTTATCTTGCACGTCCACGCCAGCGGTCAGCAGCAGGGCGCGCGCCGGCACGGTGTTGATTTTGTAGGTTTCGGCCCGCGCGGCGAGTCCTTCCGCGCCCAGCTTGGCGGTATATTCCTGCGTCCAGCATTCCCCGAGCGCGGTGTTGACAAAGGTTTTAAGCGTTTCAGGGTCGTCTTTTGCATCAAGCCATTCAACCGCAAGCTGGCCCCACGTTGCATTCGGGCTGAAAGAATACGCCGCCCAGATATGAAAGCCGGCGTGCTTGCCGTTACCGGGCGCCGTGGCCTGCCAGCCATAGCCACAAAGCGGGTCCGCCTGCTGCCGGCGGTCCGCTTCCGTTACCATCCAGAATTTTTCCGAATGGTCAATTATGCAGCCATTTGCCTCGCAGACGTAATATGCTTTTTCTGGCTCACCTTCCGGCCATTTAATGCCGAATTTCTCATTTTTGCCGCCCCATTTTAAAAACTGGGGGGCGTCGCAATGCGGGCAGGGGACGAAATAACGGCGCTGATCTGAAAGCTTAAAAAGCTTTTGAATGCGGCTCACTTCGTCAACGGTCGGGGTGCTGCCCGCCGCAATTTTTCTATTCCAGTAATATTCTGTCCTTTTAATCCCAAGCTTGATTTGGTCGCCCTCGGTTCCAGCCGTTGCTGGATATCCGTCCACCTCGTCGAAAAGAACGACGCGGCGGCTGACCCTGCGGAAACCGCGGGGCGAATTGGCGCCGACCATGGACAGCACGCCGCCGGGGAAAGTTTTTTGCACAATCGTATTGTCCGAGTCCTTGGCGCGCGCTTCAGAAACCAGCTTTTCAAGCACCGGGGTATCGCGCAGCATTGGCGCGATTTCCTCTTTAGAATATCCGGCGGCGTCTTCGATTGTCGGCTGGACCACCATAATCGGGCAGGGGTCATAATGGATAAAATAGCCGATAGCGTTGTTTATGATTTTTGTATATCCGACCCGCGCCGACTTCATAATCGTTATTTGCTCGATAGACGGGTCGGTAAAAGCGTCCATCATGCCGCGCTGATATGGGATTGTGTGCCATTTCCCCGGCTCGGCGCTGCTTTCCGCGCTTAAATATGCGTATTGGTCAGCCCATTCAGAAAGGGAAAGGCTAGGCGGCGGCGCCCATGCCTTGCGCGCCCGGGCGCTAATTTTGTCAGCCGTTTCCATCAGCAAGGTCCGTCAGTATTTCGCGGACCAAGCGATCAAGCACGGCAATATCCGCAGGGGTTAATTTTGGCAGGGCGGCCTTTGTTTTTGCCGGCAGGCCGAGAAACTTTGTTTTTGCCTCGGTAATTATTTTAAACCATTCAGACTCAACGGCGGCCGCATCGACCAAGGCGCCGGCTTTTTTATCGTATTCAAGCTTAAGCAGGCGGGCCTTATAGCTATCAATCACCTGTTTAGCGGTCGGGGAAACTGGCTCGTCCGGGTTTTTTGAATGCGGCTCTGGGCGCGCCGGCGTGCTTCGGATATCCGCGCCAATATGGCGCTTGCCGTGGTCGGTATTGCGCTCCCATTCCTGCGCCGCCACGACTGGGTCAATCCGGGGCTTTTTATATTTCGGGTCATGTATAAGGCAATTCACCAGCCGGCCGGCGGCAATAGCTTTATGCACGGCGGTCGGACTGACATTTTTGATTTTTGCAAATTCCGCGACTGTAATGCCTTGCATTTTTGCGGCCCCTTATTCTTTAAGGGGTTGGAGCGAGGAGGTCGGATTTGCACCGCCTTCACCGGGCTGGAACGCCCGGGCATCACTATCAATGTTTTCCCCGCGCTTTTCACCTTTATACATTCCAGCCCCCATTTCGTCAATTTTCGAAAATGGGATTTCAGGAACGGTCAACCGCGAGCGCGCGGCCGGGTTGAGAAAATACAAATAACGGAATTGAAAGCCTGCCAGCGGGACAGCGCCCGGCGCCAAGCCCGCGCGGCCGTTTTCTAGGATATGCCGGCCTTTGCTAAAGGTCATATTTGCC